TCAATCTTGTATTAGTAACTCACCGACTCTCAAGGCTCCTTTGTACGTCACTTTATCCGTTCGATCTACATAGATCTTATATGATAAAGGGATAGTAATTGCTCGCAAGAGCAATGGCCATGCTCCCTGATCTATAGTATCACAAATCTTAGCCTGGTATAAACCAGTTAAGAAAAGTTCTTCTACAGATCCGTGGGCATGGGCCAAAGGATTACCAAGAGCAGTCATAACTCACTCTTCATTTATGGATGTGAAATGAATCACCATTGACTCAGCGAGAGCCCCTAAAGGGGCCTCACCGGGTTTTGTTGAATTCATTGGGTTCGAATCTGCGAATAGCTCTACCATTATATTACTATATAAGTTTAGAGCTACCGACTGATTTAAAGTCGGTAAGGATAACTTCAATTCCTGGATAAGGGCATTTAGCCCTTCTCCAGCAGTTGAAGGATCCCTGATAGTTAACACTATCAGTTCAAAGATTCTAGCCTCAAGAGCGTACTTCTTCTTAACAGTAGAAGGCCTGCTCTTGACTATACCCATAAATGAGGATGTCATTTCCGATACACTTCAATCATCTCACCCTTTCGTCTTAGCAGTTAACATTGTTGAGAATAGATCGGTTTTTTCCAATCTATCCTTCATTAATGCTGCTAGTGGGAAAGGTGACACCTCTTGTCCTTTATGAATTCACCGTTTAGCGAATTCTAAAGTTGTGGGAGATATGTGAGTTTTCAATTCACTTATCTCCACACCAAGAGATGCGATAATTTCCATGTATAGTTCACCAACTCTGCTATCACCTATCAATACATCATCTCCAAGTATCACATACTTAAGCTCCCTAAACGGGATACCTAAGATTTGTGATATATGGAAGAAGATATAATGATGGGCCACAGCAAAGCTGGCCCAAGATGAATAGAATCCCATTGGATTACCAACAGCATAAGATATTTTTTTATCTGTGCCTGGTACATCAAATGGATATCCTATCATAATGTCTCTTCACGCGCTAATATAATTAGCCGGGAAGTGACATTCAAGGACCTTAGAGATGAGATCGATGGGGAATCTATCAGTGGCTGACTTAAGGTCAACACTATAATAGATATCCCAATCTTTCACCATCTCTTTGAACCTTCCTTGGTCAAATGTAACATCTTGAGGAATTCTTCTAAGAACTCTGAACAGGTAAAGATGGAATCGTCTAAGGACCGTTTGGGAGAAATAATCTCCTATAGCGATAACCCTAGACTTATCCTCCTTATCTGCAAAGTAGCTCAACCTCCTGAATGATTTTTTTGAATCATCAGTAGGAAAGAATCCTTCAAAGTGTTCCATTTGTGACATGACACAATCGATAAAGTTAGTAATCTTCTTACCACCCAGAGTACTAATACTCTGGAGTAATGTGGTAGGAAGAGCTCTCAAATCCATCAATCACGTCTTAAGAGCGTGCCCATTAGGGCCCGTCTTAGTCGTGAAATGGAAATGAGTTCACTCTAACGATCGAGAGAGTTTATGCATGGGGTGATACCCTAAATGTTTTCAGAACCGTTTACCATAAATCGGTTCCAATATACTGCTACCCTTCAACAGGGGCGACGTAATTGGATCCAATTTAAGGACTGGTTCTGTTGACAGGGCTCTAAAGGCAAATAGAACAGAAGTCAGAATCCGGATAAAATCGGAATCCTGTCCTTCTAATCTATAGCCTAAAGGCCCCAAACATACGGGTATACCCTTAGTCGTACACCTCACCCCAGCAGGTCTTAATGGATTACCTGAAAGATAATTCATTATGGCTGCTCGGACTGCCTTTAGATAGGCAAGTCCGCCATTTAGTCCTCGTGTTGAAAATACGAGTTCCAAATGTGAGATGAAAGGTTCAAACTCACCGGAGGCCAATGCTGATCTTTTTAGGATCAGCAGTCAGCTAAGTAATGTTCGTAACTTCGAGAAGAATTTAATTTCTTTTTTGTAGTATACGACTTTTCTTAGATGATACTCTCTGGTAGAGTGAGATAGGGTGTCAACCCATCCGACTCTAGGCCCCTTACGGGTCTACGATTTGATCGTTGCCGCCCAGAGAGGTTGAAGTGGGCTCTAAAAGAGAGTCCTAAGTCAACAACTTAGGACTAGCTACCC